CTAGGTTTATTGTTTTCTACAAGTATTGGCATACCATAAAACACACAAGCCATTAATACATCTTCAAAAAATACTTCAGCAGTTTGTGGTCTTGCTATATATTCTAAAAAGAAGTGATCAGCTGGTGCATTTTCCATGCTAAACTTAGTAAGGCCATGCAAAGATCCATTAGAACCTCTTTTATCTACAGTTCCTGATATATCATAAGGATCACAACCAAATGCTCCTATATGATCATTACCAGGATATTTTATACCATTTTTTTCTATGTATCTATTTTGTAAGTTTTTATCAGGAATCCAAGTTATAAAAAATCTTCCTTGATTACTAGGTGCAAATATAACTCTACTGTCTTTTATACCGTTTTCCCATAAAAAATTACCTTGAGTAACTAATTTTTTATTATTTTCATCTTCATTAAAATCTATCTGTTGATATATTTTTGTTAAATTAAATAATGAAGATTTTGATTCATCTCTAAAAGCGTGTTTAGTTGTACGAGGAAACTGTCTATAAAACTCATTTAAAGCATCTTGATTATCTTTTAATCCGTCAACTTCGTTTTCCCAGTACTCAATAACTCCAAGGTCGATAAACTCGCCTTGTGGTCCAAGTACTTCTGTGTCGGGAGTGTCGAAGACAGGTATGCCATAAGAATCAATGTAGCCTTCGTAGTTCCATTCCATAGGTA